GGCGGCCGGTCCCGGCATATGACCGAGAACTCGTACGTGATGATTCACCAACTGAATATGGACGGGACCTGGGGAAAGTTCGAGGATTTCAAGGACCAGATGGAAAATCTCGAACAATTTATGCAGCGATTTAAGGATATTTATACGCACGAAACTAAGATCCCCGAACGGGACCTGAAGAAGCTACTGAAGCGGGACGTTTACATGGACGCCGCCAAGTGTCTGGACTGGCGGGTGGTTGATTCGGTTTGGGCCTGAGACCGAGTCCGAAGGACTCGTGATCCTCGGGGCCGCAGTCCCTTCGGGACTGACTCTCACTCCTCCTTGGAGTCCTCGACCTCATCCTCCTCCTCGACGATGACAGGGGCCGAGACGGCCTCGACGTTCGAGGGCGCGGCCATGGGCTCCATGGAAGGGAACTTGATGGCGCCCTTCTGGAACTTCTCGTTAAATTTCTTGTACAGGAAATAGCCGATGACGAGGATGGCCACGACGGCCACGATATTGAAGACGTTAAATAAGGACTTGGCCTTGATGTCCTCGATGGTGGCGCGCTTGATGTGATCGACGACGGGAGTGGAGCTCATTACTAAAAAAACAGGTTTTCTGTGGCCCAGGGTGCCGCACCCCACTGAATTTACAATGGAAATCGAGCAGGCCTGGCTTGCGCTCGACGCCCTTCGGAAGGAGGCCGAGATCGAACCCCCACGGCCTCTCGATCCTGGGATATTTTGTCATCGGTGCGGCGGCATCAAGTCGTATGGAGTCTATGAGGACGTTCCGACCTGTACGGAGTGCGGGGCGTGCGACGCCGAGTACGTCTGCGAAGAGGCCGAATGGCGTTCTGGGTGTGAGGATGGTGTGGATCAGTCGCGTGTAGGCGCCCCGGTCAACACGGACCACTTCTCGGCGGCCTGGGGGCAGGGGACCATCATGAACGTCCAACGAAGCGCCTCGTACGCCCAGAAGCGCCTGGCCCGCATCAACTTTCACTCGATGATGAACCACCGGGACAGGGCACTTTTTCATGCGTACGCCGACCTGGATCGCGTCGGCAAGCAGATTCTCAGTTTGCCAGAGGCTGTAATGTATCAGGTAAAAATCAAGTACAAGGCGTTCAACGAGGCTGTCCTGACCCGCGGTGCGGTCCGGAACGGGATCAAGGCGAACTGCATCTTTCAGGCTTGCCGCGAGTTCAACGTGCCCCGGACGACGCGCGAGATTGCCGAGGCGTTCGGCATCCCGGCCCGGGACATCTCTCGGACGTTCGAGATTTACCAAGAGCAGGTCCCCGAGTCGCAGGTCCACGTCACGAATCCGGCCGATCTCGTCGCGCGCTTCTTCAAGGACGTCACGTGCGTTCCCGAGGAGCAAAGAGGCAAGGTGGGTATGCGGATCCGCAAAATCTGCAAGCAATTGGAGGAGTGCGTCGAGCTCATGGGGCGAACGCCCAAGGCGGTCGTGTGCTCGGTCATGTACATCGTGCTCTCAGACTCGGGCTTCGCGCCGAACAAGGCTGAGCTGTGCCGCGTCTGTGACGTATCCGTGCCGACCCTGGGGAAGATCGAGGCGATTATCAAGAATCAGTTAAGGAATTCATGATACTATTTTGTAATGTCGACACAGATCGTACTATTCGTAAGCACGCCGTGTTATGGCGGCGTTTGTCTCCAGGCCTATGCCGAGTCCATGCTTCGTCTCCAGCGTACATGCGCAGCGAATGGCATCCAGATGATGCTCGACACGACCGAGAACGAGTCGCTCGTCCACCGGGCCCGTAACCTGGCCGTCGCGCGCTTCTATCAAAAGTGCCCTCAGGCGACCCACTTTCTGTTTATCGACGCCGACATTCACTTCGACCCCGAGTCCGTGATCCGTCTCATCAAGTCTGGGCACGAGGTTTCGTGCGCGGCCTACCCGAAGAAATGCGTCATGTGGGACGCGGTCGACGCGTACCACAAGGCTGGTCAGACCGGTCGCGACCCGGCCCGTGTCGCCTCGTCGCTCGTCATGAACTTCAAGTTTTCGAACACGCCCGTCAAGGATGGGTTCGCTGAGGTGCTCGACGGCCCGACCGGCTTTTTGTTGATCAAGCGCGACGTCTTCACCAAGATGCACGCCAAGTACCCCGAACTGAACTGCGTCAATGACCATCAGAACAAGGACCTGGATGAGTACGTGGCCGTTTTCGACTGCATGATCGACCCGGTCTCTCGCCGGTACCTGTCCGAGGACTATGCGTTCTGTCGCCGCTGGCAGCAGATGGGTGGTCAGATCTTCGCGGACGTCATGACGGTCCTGGGTCACGTCGGTAATATCCGATTCCAGGGCTCTTTGGAAGAGCGGCTTAAGGCTTAGAAACAATTTGTAACTAATGACCGTCCTCCACGTGGTCGCAATGACCCGTAATAAATCGATTAGCGCGACGACCCTACACACTATGATGAACATCCACATGCTGTGTATGATGCGCGGGACGCACCTCGAGATTCACTTTCTGGACACCAAGTCGACCCTGCCGAAGCTCATCAAGACGGGCGAGCGCATTTTCTTCATGGACTACGGCACGAACCTGAATAACGAGGTCCTGTCTAAGGTCCTTGACCCGTTCGACAAGGGCGTCCAGGTTCTCGTGTTTCCGTCGGTCCGCGAGGGGATCGACTGGGCCCAGTTCGAGAAGAAGACCAAGGAGGGTTCCAAGGAGAGCGCACACCAGCGCGGCCTCAACTTTGACACGGAAGTGGGCAAGAAGCTTGCGGATGGCCTGTACGAGTGCGCCAAGACGGATGCGCGCGTCTGGGTCATGGACGCCAAGCCGGTCGACAAGAAGCTCCGGGGCGGAAAGGTGCCGATCAAGCTCCCGCTCGAAAATGCCGGTGAGATGTTTGGGGCCCTCGCCACCATGGGGATCAAAATTGGTGTCGCGTCCGAGGCAATCGTCGTGTGCCACTATGTCCATGAATGTTTTGGAAATATCCTCGAAGCCTCGGGTGTTAACTTGGCGCCTTAGAGACCAGGTGAGAGTCGCGAAGCGACTCATTCGTGAGATCCCTTGGAGGACAAGGACCTTCGGTCCTTGGGACTTAGAGGTTTGAGTCTTTGAATTTGTATCTAAAAATGGATCCTAGGGAATTTATCGCAAAAGTCTGGCACTCGGCCGACCCTACGCGATTCCCCGGGCCCCAACCCGTCTCTATCGAGCGGAGACATTTCCCTTTGTTGAAAAAGCAGCCATACGTCGTCTGTGAAAAGACGGACGGCACGCGGCACTTTCTCATCAGTTGCGAATCGGGCGTGTTCCTGGTCGACCGGGCGTTCCACGTCGATCCCGTCAAGATTCGCATCCCAAAGGACACTCTACTCGATGGTGAGCTTGTGAAATTGAAAAGTGGCCGGGTCCAGTTCGTGATCCATGACGCCGTGATCGTCCGTGGGGAAGACTTGAGTAATTTTGATCTGAAATTAAGACTTGAGAAGGCCCGGTCGGTCGTCAAGGCTATCATCAAGACTGCGACGGCCCCCTTTGAGGTCCGGGTCAAGGTCATGTGGGACTTGGGTTCTGCAATTCCTGATCTAAATTCATTTGAGTATGAGACGGACGGACTGGTCTTCACACCCGTGAACGAGCCTATCCGGATGGGTACCCACGAGACCATGTTCAAGTGGAAGCCGCGCGAGCGCATCACGATCGACTTTGAATTGCGGAAAGGGTTCGAACTTTTCGTACAGGATCGCGGAGTCCCGTACAAAGAGGCCGAGTTGCATCGCAACCCCTCGCACCTACCAGAGGGCACGATCGTCGAGTGCGGCTATGGCGACCTGGGCTGGTTCATCGAGAAGGTCCGGACGGACAAGACGCACGCGAACAACCGACGCACCTATTTTAGGACCATTGTGAATATTCGCGAGAATATTCAGCTTAGTGAATTCATGGGCCTGTAAAAGGCCATGTAGAACTCGCCGCGTAGTGTCTCAATGTTTGAAATTTCACGCACCGATTCATCATCCTTGATGTACCATTTGTCGAAGCGTCTCACGAGCAGCGCGTAGTGTCCCCCATTTCTGACCCCCATGTGAAGAACACAGGCGAACAGCTTGCGCCCCTCAAACTCTAGTGGAATTTCAATAGGAAATTTATAATCGTACATCGAGAATGAAAAACAGATAATCTTGGGCCAGCGCGTCACGGCCCGTCGGACGACTGCGGTCGCGTGCGTCTCGCCAGAATCGTCTGTGTAATTTTCTATAGAAATTGGTTCGGACCGCTCATCGATCAGGTCCTTGAGCCGACAGGGTTCCTTCACGTCCAGAATCATGGCCGTGAAGGGGTTATGGACTATCGATAGTCCGCCGGTCCACTCGGTCGCTTGGCCATCCTCGCCGTTGAAAATATCCGTCACGAATTCTTTACCGAGCGAAGTCTCGAACGTGTCGATGAGGAGCAGGACGACCTCCTGCGCATCGTGCTGGTTCATGTTTGCAAAGTCGGGGTACCGGACGCGAAAAGCCCCGAGTAGATCGCTCGGACTCACGGGGTCCGTCTGACCCTTTAAAAACAATTGCTTGACGACCTTTTGGTACTCCTTTGTGACGTCACATGGGCACGCCGTGAGATCGATCGCAAAAAAGTGTTTTGTGAGCGGTGGGACGTGTGCAAGGGCCTGAACTGCAGTATTGAAAAAGCACGAGTTCCCGAGGTTGTGGAGGCCTCTCATCTTAGAGACAAAGCACGTTAATTCTATAAATGGAAATCGCACCGAACGCCGCTCCGATGAGCCGCCCCCTGTTTGAGAAGTGGGCTCCGATCATTCAAAAGTTCAAGTCGGCACCGAATACGGAGATTGAGATCCGTTTCGGTCGCAAGGCCGGCAAGGGCTTTGACACGAACGTCGGCCGTGAGTCCTTCGAGAAGGCGTTCCGGGCCCTGTCAAAGTACCAGGCCTGGGAGAGCACGAACCACACGAACTCGACGATTTACTACTTCGCGGGCGACAAGCGCCTCTCGGTCGACGAGGCGACGGACGAACAGATCGGCCAGATCAAGAAGCGCGTCAAGGTGGACGATTTCAGTCTGAACGATGTGCCGTTCGACGTGCGGCTGGGCGTCTCGACCGAGGAGCCCTTCGAGTACGACGGTGAAGAGACGAGCACCAAGCAAACGACCAAGGAGCGTTGGTCGTTTGTTCGTAAGAATCTCTCGATCGACATGACGATCGTAAAAGGCCCACCCGAGGACAAGGACTCGGACGAGGACACGACGTACCAGATCGAGATGGAGATTATCGACCCCAAGACGCTCGAGGGCGAGAAGGACACGTTCAATCTCCTCCACAAGGTGTTCGATCTGCTGAAGTGCGTCTAGGCCTTGGCAACCTTCTCGGCCCAGACCTTCTTGAACTTCTTGTTGAGGCCGGCGCGCTCGAGGCCGGCCCACGTGTATGTATTATTCGGGCCGGTAGGGAGGCCGAGGTTCACGAAGGCGTTATTTAAATTAGAAAGCCCGGCGCGGTTACGCGGCAGGGCCCATTCTTTATTCATTGGATCGTTCACGGCCACCTTCGGGCTTTTCTTAGGGGGTGGAGTGCGCTTGGGAATGGGCGGGGTCTGGCGGCGCTTGGGGACGTACTCGGGAATGTGCCGCATCTCTCCTGTTATCATATTCTCCACATCGCGCGCGGCGCGCGCGGGGCTCATAGGCACTTCGCGGTTTATCCAGGTGCGTATCGCCGCCTTAATGTTCGCCGCCTTGGGCTTGGGTTTCATGAAGGCCAGGCTTGTCACCAGGTTCTTGTAGCGCTGGACCTTGTTCGCCGGCATCCAGTTTGGCACCTCGATCCGGCTCACGTACCGGCCTCGCGCCGGCTCGTTCTCACGCATACCCTTCGCCTCCTTCACGAACTTCTTGTAGGCCTTGTTGATGTTGGCCTTGAGGGGCTTTCCACGGGCACCCACGGGCAATTTACCATAAATCTTAAGGAAAGTCTGTTCGTTTCCGTTCCGATAAAGATTGCCCAGATTCTGAGAAAGGCGCAGTCCGTACTCGAACTCGCGCGCCATGTTGTTGTTGCCGTTGCTCGAACTGGCCGAGCTCGGAGCCCGTCTGGGACTCGGCGCCGGGGCGCGGTTAGGGCTGGGCGCCGGCCTCTTACCCGCCACGAAAGCCCGGAGGGTGTTGAACCGGTTCGACTTGGCGATCGTGTTGTATTCGGCGTGATTATTGGCCGGTAGCAGCTTCTTGGCGATCTTGTTCTGTTCGGCGACCGGTATGGTCGCCCATGCCCGGTGCGTCTGGACGCCCTCGCTCGTCGTACGGGTGACGCGGCCGTCGTTCCCGAACTTGTAGAACATGCCGTTGACGAACACGTCGTATGACCGGTTGAGCTTGTTGGAGACGCCCGCCTTGTTCTGGATGAGACTGATGAGGCGTTCCGGGTTCATCTTGGAGTTTGCCTCGGGGATATTCATATTGCGTGCGATGGCCAGGAGCTCAGCCTTGGTCAAGCGCGTCGCCTGGCGGTTGTTGATGCGGAGGACCCGGTTCAGGCCCATCTTCACGACGTGCTGAAGCGTCCCGGCGTTCTCATTGGCCGTCTTGACGTTGTTGCCAATCTTGAAGATGGCACGGACGGCAGCGGGGATGTTGCGACCGGCCTCCGTGTACGTCTTTATCACCGTCTTGCGACCGGCCGCCAGACCCTCCGGCACCTTGAACCAGTACGGCTGCTTGCCCGGGCCGGGCCGTACGTAGAACCCTGGCTTTGTGGCGTTCCAAGAGGGCGCCCGGCGATTCTTGGGCCCGGCCGCGACCGAAGCGCTCCGCGGCGCCTCGAGCGGAAATCCGAGCCGGATGAAGACGTTGCGCGTCGCGGCGGGCACGGGGATGCCCGCCTTTTCGTACGCCTTGGCGACCACGACGGCGTTCTTCTTGGTGAGTCCCATGGCGCCGCGATTGATCCACTCGCGAGTAGTGATGTTGCGCTCCATCTTGCGCCACTTGTAAAAGCGCGGCTTGCCGTTCGTACCGGGGCGCACATAGAACCCCTGGCGCGTGGCGTTCCAGGATCTCGCTAGGGGGTACCGGTTCGCCAGCTTGGCCTTCTTGGCCGCGGCGTTACCACCCTTTGCCGGCTTGCCTATCGCTGGCGACTTGGCGAGGTTCAGAGCCATCATCGCCACCATGTCGTATTTTTCGGTGAAAAACTCCTTGAAAAGCTTGCGGGGCTCTTCGCGCTCCGAAGGATCCTTGATGCCCGTGAATAGGACCGTCCCATTCTTAAAGAACTGGTAGGTCCATTTGGGCTTCTTGAGCTTGAGGACAATGGCCGGGACGCCACCGACATTCTCGTCATATTTGCCAATGCTGTCGACCATGGATGCGGGGAGCTTCTTGAGCTCGTCACGCAGATCCGCGAGAACGAATGGCTTATTTACGTAGAAAATTCCATCAATCTTTTTGTACACGGGCGGGGCGTTCAGGAGAACCTTGGGCGCCCAGCCGTTCCGGACGATCGCCAGGAGAGCCTCCTCGTAGTTCCCGAGGCCCATGACGTCAAAGTACTTGTCGGTGAGGACGATCGTCTGCTGCCCGCGCTTGGCGATAACCTTCGAGACGCCCTCGGCATCACCGATCCACCGACCATTGTCCCACCGGACGACGGGCTTCTTGAACGTCGTCTTGTACCCTAGGACCTCCGAGAACCCCTTGGGTGCCGACTCGAACACCGACCGGAAATTCACAGGCAGTTTGAAGGTGACGATCTTGGCCGTCAGGGCCGATGGTGAAACCTTCCAACTCCCTTGTGAGTTTGTGAAAACGCGCTTGGATCGCCAAAGTTTTTGGAACTTGGCGATTCGCGCAGCCTGTGCCGCGTCCATTATTAATTTGACACATTTTAATTTTCGTCATTCTTGAAATCCAAGCCGTAGATGAATGGTTGCGTTGAGTACGCGGTGCCGTTGTAAATCTTCGATTCAACCTTGACCTCGAGATCGCGCGCACTGAAAGGCCCGGCGTAAAAGTCCGGATGGAACTTGAACGTGCCGAGGTTGTTCTCACGGCAGTGCTGGTTGAACTGGGCGACGAAGACCGTTTGGGGTACGAACAGGTCCTTGCCGAACCTGAATTTGGCCGAGCACAGAAAGTGCTGGAGCGAGTTCGTCACCATCGCAACCTGGTTCTGGATCATCTTGAAGTATTTTGGCAGGACGTTCCAGATGTCCTTGTCCGAGTACTTGGCGGCGTAATCGATGTAGGCCCGTAGACACTTGCAGAGGATCGCCGGGAGCTCCGTGTCGAGCTTGTCGTCCAGGTGCGGGTCAGCCTTGTCCTCGGCAATCTGACGGCCAAAGTTCCAGGTTGCCAGACGGCGCAGGACCGACCCGGAGTTGTCCTTCCAGTTCGGCACCTCATTTCCGCCCAGGATTCCAGGCGTCTTCCACTGGAAGCTCAGGGCCGTCTCATTCTTGCGCGCGATCGACACGTCCTCGCCTGACACGAGCGACTGAAACTCGGCCTGCTCGAGAGCCAGGTCACCCTTGATCTCTGGGCTGATGAACATGAACCCCCTATAGATGCTCGAGAGGCCGAACTTCTTCTCGATATTGTTCGAAAGGGTCGAGACGTCCTCGCACTCGTAAAACTTGCGGGCCACCTTGGTGATGAGAGTCGACTTGCCCGAGCGCGCGATACCCTTCAAGAACGGGATAACCTGCCAGCCGTCCATTTCGTTCACGTCAAAGCACAGCCGACCCATGAAGACGTACGTCCAGCGACAGACGTCCTCCTCGAACCGCTGGTAATCCAGGACGCTTTGCATATGCGGTGTCGGGATGTTGTACCAGTCTGGAATGTCCTCGTAAGGGTCAAATTCTTGATCGAAATACTTGCACGAGACGAGTAATGGGTCGAGCTCGTTGAACTCGGCCGTGCCGTAATTGTAAAACTTGAATGAGTTGTTGAGGGTAACCTCGGACGGCCGCGAGTCCAGCAGGCCGTTCGAAAACGACCAGACGTGCCGATCCTTCTTGATCTCGGGAAATTGAATGTCCTTGCAGTTTGACAGGTGCTTGACGACGTCCGATGCCATGTTGCCACGATTCGTCAGATTCATCCACATTTCGGGATTGTCCTCTTTCTGGGTCTCGTCGTAGACGAATTCTTTGATCTCCTTGATGGTCTTCCAGGCGCGCGTCATGAAACGACCCGAGGCAATCTCCTTGCAACACTGATCGCGGTACCGGCGAAACCCCTGGCGGTACGCCTGAGTCAGCAGATGGACCAGGAGCTTCTGGTAAGCGCTCGCATCCTTTTCAAGATCGAAATCGACCTCGGGGTTCTCGGCCAGGGGCTGATTGAAGATGCGATACTCGGTGTCGTTCGTGATGAACTTCTCGACGATCTGCTTGTAGATCTTCTTGAAGCGCTTGATCCGGCGCTCGAGGCTCATGACGTCCCCGTTGATGTCGGTCGACTCGTGATTCAGGACGTCGAGGGTCTCAGCCCGGGCCAGCATGTACCCCGCGATGTTGATCGTGATTCGCTGATTCACGAGCATGCGGTCAAGATCTTCACGATCGATATCGATCGGCATGCCCTGAGGGTCCCGATGAGGACTGGCCGGGAGCCATTTTTGGGCCAAAATTTTATGAATCTCACTTCGGCGGTCACCACTTCCTTGAACGTCAAGATGCAGGTTACGTTCACATGCAAGGAGGCGATTTTCGATATCAACCAAGGTCCAAGTATTGATTTCCTTCTGGTAGACGCTGCCGTCAGGGGCCGGCGCCTTTTTCTCCTTTGTGTGGACTTTGGTTGCCATTAATAACAGAGCGTTGGATTTTTTTAAGCGGGGGCGGCGATGTGCTGCGGCTGCACGGCCGGCGGGCACGCACACTTCGAGTTCTTCATCTCGGACAGAATTTTAAGGAGAATTTTGTTCTGCATATCGACACCGGCGGCGATCTTCTCAGTCGCATCCTTCAGGCTGACGAGGGTCGTCGCGATCGTCTCACCATCCTCGGTCGCGAGCAGGCTGCCGAGAGCCTCGAATATATCGACGCCCTCGTCATCCTCCATGTCAAATCCGTCCTCGTCCATCTCCTCCTCGTCCTCCTCAGGTACAATCTTGGGTGGCGGGCGGGTCGGGCGGGACATCTGTACTACGTCTGGATATTTTTGAGCTGGAACTTTTTCGCACCCTATATTAAAATGCCTGGTGGCGGTCTTATGCAGCTCGTCGCTTATGGCGCCCAAGACGCTTACCTGACGGGTCAGCCCAAGGTGACCTTCTTCCAGTCGGTCTACAAGCGCCACACGAACTTTGCGATGGAGACTTCCCAGCAGACCGTGTCCGGCGCCATCGGCAACGGCAGCCTCGTGTCCGTGACCCTGGCCCGCACGGGCGATCTGGTCGGTGATATGTTCGTCGCCCTGACGCCCATCAATACGGCGGCGTCCCAGCTGACGACCAACAACGTCGGCATCGATACGTGCTGGATGGCCGAGCGTGCCTTCAACACCGTCGAGCTCTTCATCGGCGGTCAGTCCATCGACAAGCACTACCAGCAATGGTTCCGCCTGTACTCCGAGGTGTTCATGAGCGAGACCAAGAAGGTGAACTACGGCAAGCTGACCTCCATGTCGGTGCCTAACAACGTGGGCCAGACCTCGACCGCCCAGGTGTTCCTGCCCCTGATCTTCTTCTTCAACCGCAACCCAGGCCTGTACCTGCCCCTGATCGCCCTCCAGTACCACGAGGTCCGCATCGATTTCACCCTGGCCTCGAACTACGCCAGCTACTTCGGCTCGAACCCACCGGCCGTCTGGACCAACTATGTCTACCTGGACACGCAAGAGCGTGAGCGTTACGCCAAGGGCTCTCACGAGTACCTGATCGAGCAGGTCCAGCACGTCGCCGGCGACCCGGTCGGCTCGACGAACGAGAACAGCCCGGGCGTTATCCGCCTCCAGTACAACCACCCGGTCAAGGAGCTCATCTGGTGTTACCAGGACCCCACCCCGGGCACGAATCGCAACGCCATGTGGAACTTCTCGTCCAGCACGTCGAACGTCGAGGTGACGGTCGATGCCCAGAAGCTCGCGGCGTCTGGTAGTTTCCTAGAGCCCCACAAGACGGGCTCACCGGTCCTGTTCATCCCGTCGATCCTGGGTTCCAACCTGTACGTGACGTCGAACATCTCCGTGTCTACCAGCAACATCGCACCAGGCTCGAACGTCCAGCTCCAGTCCAACGTCGTGCCGGGCGCATCTTTCTGGATCGAGTGTGGACTGCCGGTCGTTTCTTCGAACGTCCTGTACGGTCAGGAGGTTGGCCCGCTCCACAAGTTCAAGCTGATGCTGAACGGCACGGACCGCTTCGTCGAGCAGTCCGGTAAGTACTTTAACCAGTACCAGCCGTATCAGTACCACGAGGGCTTGCCGTACCCGGGCATCTATGTGTACTCCTTCGCGCTCAAGCCCGAGGAGGTCCAGCCGAGCGGCACGTGCAACTTCAGCCGCATCGACATGGCCCAGACGGCCGTCTACCTCAAGACGGGTATGCCGAGCAACATTCTTCAGCAGATGTTCGCGGTCAACTACAACGTCCTCAAGATCGCCTCGGGTATGGGTGGTGTCGTGTTCTCGAACTAGGGCCCCGCGTGTGGCCCCACGCCAAATTTTTTTCTTGAGTACTATTACAAATGGCCGGTGGACTTATGCAGCTCGTTGCTTATGGCGCTCAGGATGTGTATCTGACTGGTCAGCCGAAGGTGACCTTTTTCCAGGCCGTGTACAAGCGCCACACCAACTGTGCGATGGAGAACATCCAGCAGACGGTGAACGGCACCCCCTCCAACAGCGGCCGCGTGTCCGTGACCATCGCCCGCAACGGCGACCTGGTCGGCGACATGTACGTGGCGCTGGTGCCGTCCGCCGCCGCCCTGGCACTGACGTCCAACAACATCGGCGCCGACACCTGCTGGGTGGCCGAACGCGCCATTGCGGCCGTGGAGCTGACCATCGGTGGCCAGCGCATCGACAAGCACTACCAGGCCTGGTTCCGTCTGTACGCCGAGGTGTTCCTGTCGGAGTCCGACAAGATCAACTACGGCAAGATGACCTCGACCTCGTCCCCGGCGTCCAACGATGCGACCAACCGCACGTACGTGTACCTGCCCCTGCTGTTCTTCTTCAACCGCAACCCGGGTCTGTTCCTGCCCCTGATTGCCCTGCAGTACCACGAGGTGCGCCTGGACTTCGACCTGACGGCGACCTTCTACAGCTACTTCGGCAGCTCCAGC